TACGATTTTGGCCAGGAAGGACCCCTCGGATTTTTGTGGGGTGCGGTGTCTTGCGCTTCTATCCTGACCATAGCTGAAATAGTACGCTAAATCGCCCTTCGTGTTGCACGCCAAAAAAGCCCTCAACCCCTCATGCTTCCCCATGCTTTCGCATCGGTAGTTGAACATTGGTAATTTCATGCAATTTCACTCAACCTATTTCTGATTAAGTTGCACAATCACCTCGGACAGCGCCTTCTGCCAGCGCCGCCAAGCGGTTGTTCGGTCACAGGCAAATCGTCTGCCGATCTGTTGCCACTCATAGCGGTTGGCACGCATCCACACCAGATGTCGTTGCTCGACCTCCAGCCACTGTACCCAGGCCATGGTTTCCAACATCAGGTCTACATCCTTCGGGCTGGGTGGCATTGGACGGTAGAGCCGATCCGGGTCCGGATAGCGGTCGGGGATCTGAAACGCAAACATCGACCAGGCGCTGAAATAGCCTTGCACGCGTACCGGTGGCAGTCGGTGCGCTGTGTAGGCAGCATCACTAAATCGATCCGCAACACCGTCAATCGTCCATTCAGTCATGGCGTGCTCCTCTGCCTGTTGTGCTGTACAGGCGTTCGCCGAGTCGTCGCACAAATTCACGTTCGATGAAATCCAGACGTTCATCGTTTTCGGTCGACGACGAGAATGCGTTGCTCTTGCCAGCCGCTTTGTTTGTACGGCTTCAAGATCGGTGGCCTGCGGTTGCAGACGGCCTAATGGGCATCGATATTGCGGTGCGTTGATTTTCATGATGGGGTCTCCTGCGTCTCGATCGCCCAATGCAGCAAGGCTAGGGCATCGGCTTCGTTGTCATCGGTCACTGGATGGCCTTTGGCCCTCATGGCCGCGATCACCTCATCCTTGCTGGCATTGCCTTTGCCGGTGGCGAACTTCTTGATCGTGCCGACTGGCACGCCTTGGTACGGAATCTGGTGGTGCTCGCACCAGGCAGTGAGGTGTGCCATGAAGCCTCCGTAGGCGTGTGCCGCGTCCACGCCCAGATGGCGTCTGACTTCCTCGAAGTACACCGCATCAATGCCATCAGTCGTTTGCTTGATGTCGGCCAGCCAGTGCTTGAACCTCAGGTAGCGCATGCCGCCGCCCTCAAACCGCTGGGGTTTGAATCTGGCAAAGCCGTGCGCGATCAGGCCATCTTTGGATCGCAGTGCCCATCCGGTGGTAGTACCCAGGTCCAGTGCCAGTAGACAGCTCGTGTGCTCCGGTTTGGATGGTGATGGGTATCCGGCAGACAACCCACTACGCACGGAGGAGGGAACCTTTGTTCCCTCTCCTACGTAGTAGGAGGGAGAGTTTTCTCCAACTGAAAATTCTTCGCAAAGCCTGTATTCATGCGGGTTCCCGTCAGTTGGCAAGTTGGCAAACTCATTTTCTGTTGCCAACTGCCAACTGGACGCAAACCCGCATGGTTGCTGGGTTTTCAGTTGGCAAGGTTCTGCCAACTGAATCCAGTTGGCAAAATCCGGGCTCCAGTTGGCAACTGTTTTGCCAACTGGATTATTGATGGGCTGATACGTGTTCATGCTAGTTCCTCCGTGTCATTTAGGTCATCTTGGTAAACCCATATCTCGGGGTTTTCGACCGGCATTGCGGCACCCGATTGGGGACATTTGTAGTGGGTGGGCAACACCGCGAGATCACTGACCGGCAGCTCACCGGTGTCCGCATTGGGCTCGCCCAACACGGCGTGCAGGACCATGCCCTCGACGCACAGATAGCCAAATTTCGAGCGACTGATCGATGGCAGGCCATACTCCGCACCATTGCGAAAGAACTTGATGTAGCCCTGTGTGGACAGCGCGGAAATGCGTTCGCGGATAGTGCGTTCGCCACCGAGACCAGCCTTGCCTTCGAAGGATTCGGCCAGCTGGTTGGCGGTGTAGCAGCGTCCCTGCGCAGCCTCTTCAAAAAGGATCTGCAGGATGGCGTCGCGTTTGCGTCGCCGTTCGGCATCCAGTCGCTCGCTGTAGTCCTGCATGACCAACCGTTCGTTGGCATTAACTTCGTGCCATTCACCTTTGATTTTGTCGACGTGCTTTTGCGGAATCGCCGCACCGTTGCGTAATTCAAAGATAAGTTGGCGTGTCGACCGGGTCTCGTCCGGACGGAACAGCAGCATGCCGGTCGAGTAATAGCCACGCAGGCTGCTGGCCCCAGCCAGTGCCTGAAATGGATCTTCTTCAAACTGCTTCTTGCCGAGTTTTTTAGTGTGGTGGGCGAGGATGATCCCGGCGTCAGGGTTTACGGCCTCTCGAATCCGCTCTACCCGCTGCGATAGAAAAAACAACATTGCGCCGTTGTCGTTCTCGCCACCGCCGTCACCGCCGTCGAACACATTGCGAATTGGATCGATGGCGATGATGTCGGGTGTTTTTTCACCAAACGCGTTCGCGATCGCCGGAATAACCTGGGCGAGTCCGACATCGTCAAGAATCAAGCGCAACTGCGGCGTGGCAATGAAATTAGCGCGCGCCTCCAGCAGACAATGCGCAGGGAGCCGGATATCCTTTACGCGTTCGCGCAAGTAGTGGTACTGCACCTCGGCTTGGAGATAGAACACCCTCAGCGGACGGGGTGGTCGCATGCCAAGGAAAGTGACACCAGCGGCCATGTGCGTCAGCCATGAAAGCAGGAAATCGCTCTTGCCAACTTTCGGGGCACCACCAAAAACAAGCATGCCGCCCGGGGTGAGTACGCGTGGCTCGACAATATCGGGCGGCAAGGGCGAGTCGTCGTCAAGCAGTTCACCGAGCGTGAAGGTTGGCAACAGCGCTTGCGGAGCTTTCACGACCCTGCGTTCACCCTGGGCAATCAGTGCTGCGCAGTCAAATCCTTCAGCGACTGCGTCGGCGCCGTCCCACCTCTCGGGCTTGTCGCTTGGAGGCACCAGGATCGCTACGGCGGCGCAACCCGCCACCACGCAGGCACGTGCTGCCGCCTCGGCGTAATCCCAGCCCGGCGCATCCCGATCTGGCCAGATCAAAACAGACTTGCCAGCCAGTGGCCTCCAGTCTGTCTTCTCGACTGGTGCTTTCGCCCCATTCATAGCCGTGGTCGCAGTGAACCCAGCTTTGATCAGCGCCTCTGCGCACTTCTCGCCCTCGACCAGCACGATCTGCCGGGCTTGTACCAAGGCTGGCAGGTTGTACAGCGGACGCGGGTCTGGGGCACGCCACATGCGGGCACGCACATCCCAGGGCCTGTACTCCTTGCCGCTTGGTGGCTCATATCGGTACACGCAGGCGATCAATTCACCGTCAGCGCTGACGTAATCCCACTTGGCGGTGTAGGGACCGAGCTCATCCATCGGCACAGTGCGCACCTCACGACGCTGCGATGGTGCGACTGGTGGCGCATAGCCCAGCCACTGCCGAATCTCGTCAGCGATGATCGGAAAATCGTGACGCGTGGAAAGTCCCCTTGAGCGTGCCCAGGCAGCGATCAAGTCGCCACCCTCGTCATCTGCAAAGTCTTTCCATAAGCCGCGCCGTGGGCCATCGAGTTCGACGACCAGACTCTTGCCAGGCGAGCCATCCACATCGCCAACATAGAATTTGTTGCCCCTGATCTTTCCGCTGGGAAATAAATACGAAAGCACAGACTCCAAGCGATCCAAGAGACCCGAGCGCAACGCTTCGGTATCGCTGGCCAATTCACCGCGCGGCTCTAAGGCGTTGTTGAAATCAAACCAATCATGCTCGCCAACTGTCATGAGGCTTCCCAACATCTGTCTTGCCAGGCGCAGAATTTGCACTCCATGTGGGTGGGCGTTGTTGCAAAGCGTGGCAGAACCTCGCTGGCGCTGGTTGCGGTGATCACGCGCACGGCACGATCCGACATGCGCTGCGCCAATCCCCCGTCAAACGGCAATAGTTCGAACCATATTTCCTGGGTGTCTTTGTTGATGGCAGTGAAAAGCGCTGGGTTGTCAGCGATGCTGGGAATGCTGGCCTCCATGTACGCCTGATAGACCGCAACCTGCGCGGCATAAACGGGTTTGGACTTGGTAACGCCATGCTTGACGGTGTCGCGCCAGGACTTGTCATTCATGGTCTTAAACTCCCAGATGGCGGGATAACGCAAACCCAAATCAGCAGGCCCTGCGTTCAAGATGCCGTCGATGTGGCCGCGTATTCGGCCTCCCGCCACCGAGAAACCAAACTGGCCGCCTTGGGCCTTGCGTGTATACAAATCAAATCCGGCCAAACTCAGCCAGCGGATGGCCAAGTCTTCCAAGGTGTGACCGACCTCAAAGATGCGCAATAAGCGGCCTGAGAAATCACGCCCAACGTCGACCGGCGTGTGCGTGTACTCGTACTGCAAAGCGCGCTCACAAGCGACCCCTAGGCGCGAGGCACCGAGATAGTCACGCGCTGTCTGAACCGCTCGTTCGCGGATCAGTGCCACATCGATCAGACTTGTGATCTGATCTTGAATTTTGGGACGCGCGTTGAAATCCAGCATCAGAATGGCGCTCCCATGGAGGAGGACTGGTTTTTACGGGTCAGTCGCTCTTCCAAAAACGCACGATCCCGGGCGGCCATGCGTTCGTGCTCGGCCGTCATGTGTTGCTGATAGGCCGTGACCACGACATCAATCAGGGTCATCACCTCCTCGCGGCTGTAATTCGCCAGCGGACGATCCATGCCGATGGCGCCCACAAACTCGCCCAAAGGCGACAAACAACACCCCATGGCAGTCATTTCCATTTCACTCGGATCTATCATTTGTCCCTCCGTTTTATTCATGAGCGTTGAAAACGCGTTTTGGCAGCGCATTGAGCAAAACACCCACTTGTCGCAATAGCGCTTGGGGTCGCTGCGTTTGAGGTTGGCGTTGAACCACCCGAAGCCCTTGGCTTGGCGTGAGCACACAACGCATTTCACGCAAGCTCCAAGGCACTGGAGGCATGTGCGTCGTTGGCCGCTGTCACCAGACGCGCAATGGCGTTCTTGTTGAATTGGAACGACAGCAGTGCCGAAGCCTGATAGCGGGTCATGCCGAAATCGGCACGCATCGGCTCTGGCAGATAGCCCAGTTGCTTGGATGTCGGTGGCTCGTTGAGCCAGCGTCGGGTTTTGTGTGCAGAATCTGCCGACTCGTTGTCATTGAGCCAGTCGTCTGCCTTGGCCATACAAACGGTGCGCTCGCCGACGGCCAGTAATTTGGGACGCTGCGACTTGGCACCGCCAATGGCATGCCAGCGACCGTTCAGAAAAAACACGCCACCCCAGGCGCTAAAACCCGTAGCCATCAACGCATCGTCACAGCCGAACAGATCGCACCAGCGGAAATTCGAGCGCTTCAAGAGATCGATTTCGCTCATGATGAAGTCCGACAATTCACCCACCTCATCATGGCTGCGTTCCCAGACATAGCCGCAAAGCGGGCACTCCATGCAGGCCAGCGGCACGATGGCATCACACTCCGGACAATCCTTACTAGGGGCGTCGCCATCGTGGGGGTGACCGTCCAGATTGACGTCTTGCTCGAGTGCCCCATGCATCAGGCTGGCCGTGCCAAAGTCCAGCACGATGCAATCGGTTTTGATGACACCGGGGAACTCGTCGGGGTCCACCGTGCGCAGACCACGCCCGACCATCTGAATGAAAGTGGACTTGTAGGAACTCGGACGCAGCAACACCACGCAAGCGGTGGGCGTGTAGTCGTAGCCCTCGGTGAGCACCGCCACATTGACGACCACTTGGGCGCGGCCGCACTCGTANTNCTTCAGGCGCGCCTTACGCTCGGCATCTGACAGTTCACCATGAATCAATACGGCTTGAACGCCGGATGCGGCAAAGGCATCACAAACGCTTTGCGCATGGGCCACCGTTGAGCAAAAGATGATGGTTTTGCGGTCAGCCGCTTTCTGCTTCCAGTGTGCGATCACCGCTTCGGTGATCAGCGATTTATTGAGAATCGACGCAACCTGCTCCATGTCGAAATCGATCGCAGTGCGCCGCACGTTTTGCAGCGCTTCTTGCGCACCCACATCAATCACAAAGGTGCGTGGTGACACCAGGTGGCCGGATGCAATCATCTCGCCCAGACTGATCTGGTCGGCCACGTTGGAGAACACCTCGCGCAGAGCTTTGCCATCACCCCGGTTGGGCGTGGCGGTCAGGCCGCAGATGCCAGTCTTGGGGTTCCTGGCCAACACCTGGTCGATAACAGCGCGGTAGCTGGGTGACGAGGCGTGGTGCGCTTCATCAATGATCAACAAATCGAGCGTGGGGATCTGTTTCAAATGCGACGGGCGAGACAGGGTCTGCACCATGGCAAAAGTAGCGTTCCCTTCCCACGATTTTTGATTGGCATCGAACACCGAAGTGGTGAGACCAGGATTGACACGAGAGAATTTGCCTCGGTTTTGGTCCGTCAGTTCGGTGCGATGGGCAAGAATGCAAACCTTGGCATCGGGTTCAGACAACAGGCTGCCGGCCACCGCCGACAACATGATGGTTTTTCCAGATCCGGTCGGCGCGATAGCCAGCGTATTGCCATGCTGAGCGAGCGCATCCAGGGTTCGTTTGACCAGCAGGGATTGGCGGGGACGGAGCATCATGATGTCGGTCCTCGCTTACTGCGCCCAGCTGGGGCGACCAGGTACAGGAGCGCGACCCGTCGCCTGTGCATAGGCATTAGGTGCGCTGGATGCATTGGACACCGGTGTTGCCGGTGCAGTTGTCGCACCACTTGGCGCGCCCATGGCCGCCGCATAGTCTTTGTGGTCAGGTGTAATCGCCGACTTGATGATGCTTTTGTCCTGGCCGTTCTGGTCCTTGTCCCAGTCCACCTTGCCCAGAAACTCGATGCCATCCAGATCAGCGAAGCCGCTGATGCGCCGTGCGTTCTGTGCGGCTGGACTGCTATCGCCCGGATGGACATTGCGTGCCGAGTTCAGAATGGCTTTCACCATGGTGCGCCCCATATTGGCCCATTCGGGGCCCTTGGGACTGTGTAGGCCAATCAGCGACCACATCTTGCGGCGTGCGTACTCTCCTTCCATGACCACGAATTCGCAGTTCAGATAGACCGAGCCGGTATTGACGTTGCGGGTTGCATAGCCACCGGTCCAGCCTTGCGACGCATCGACATGGCCGCCCGGCTTGACGGTCATGCGCACGCGCACCAAGCTGCCCTTGGGAATCGGGTCGAAGGAGGTTTGTTCGGAAGCGGAATTAAAATCGAAATAGGTCATGATCAGGACTCCTGAGTGGGGTTGAAGGAAGTGGGTTCAGTGCCGGCATCTACTTGTGCAGCCGGAAAGCTGCTTGCGGGCCGTGCAAAGTCGAGCCGCTCTAGTGCGGGTTTGGCCGGGCCAGAAATCTTTTCCATGAGGCGGCCCAAGTTGGGCTCCTCAATGGCGTCCAAGCGCCCCGAGCGGTCTTTAGCGGGATAGCCCCAGTTGTTGAGCGTGTGGCAAACGAAGGCGCGATAGCTAACCCCGTCATCGCCTTTGACCTCGGTCAGGGTGACCACTTCATCGACGATCCCGGGTAACTCCAGACCGGTTTTGGAGCCGTCAATCTGCAGTGAAAAAATGCGACGATTAAAGTCATCAAGTGCTTCATTGAGAATGCCGACGAACCACACGTTCTTGCGCCTGGTGTGCTGCAGGTGGGTCAGCCAGCCAATCATTTCCTGGCCCATCAAGCCATAGGCGCCACGACTGTCAGGTTTGCCGGTTTTTTCAGAAAAAGCCTGTGGTTGCCCCTTGCACCATTGCAAACAAAGGCGACCAGCGACGGTGATCGAGTCAACGAACACGGTGTCGTACTTATCCATGAACGATGGCTCGCCAAAGCGCTCGCAGACCGCATCGAAGTGGGCGCGGCTGTAGGGTTGCTCATCGCGCAGCGCCGGGTTAGGGCCACCAATGAAGACCGCGAAGTCGCGGCAGTCCTGCCAGGTGCGTGGGCGTACGGTGTCACCGGCCCAACCTTCAACCGCGAGATCGCCAGCCTCCAGATCAAAGAACAAGGTGGCACTCGGTTTGAGGGTCCACAGTTGGGAGGTTTTGCCGATGCCGCTCTTGCCAACGAGCACCCCTTTGACGCCGCGCTGTTCTGCCAACCGCTGATCGGCTGTGATGATGGGCAGGCTCATTTTGATGCCTCCTCAACGCCAAGGGTGGCGAATGCGGTCGCGACCGTGGTGATGCCCAGCGCGCCACGTTTGCGGGCAAGGTCATAGAGGTCGCGAAGACCGCTCAGGCGGCGATGGAGAACACGGGACTCTGCTTCCAGACCCTGAATTGCGAAGGCCAGGTCGTCGATGGTTGCGTCCTCAAGGGGACGCACCACTTCATCCGGGCGGCTGCCATCCAGAGCCGGAATGCGGATGATCTCGGGCAGGTCCCGCAGGTACATCTCAGACTGCTTGCGCAGCAGATCAAGTAGCGTAGGTTTTGTTTTCATGATGGTTACTCCTGAAGTAAGGCAAGACGGAACCCGGCTTTGCCGGTTTTGAGGGTGCGTGCCGGTGCGAAGGCGCTTTTCAGCGATTCGGGCCACGCGCAGAACTTGGCCTCGGACACTCGGTAGCTGATCTCGACGTACTCAGCGGGGTTATCTCCGTTGGCGGCAATGCGCTGGGTGATCTCTGCGAGACGGGATTGATCCCAGTCGATCTTTTTGGGTAGATCGGCGGTGATGCGCACGCGCCCGTCATCAAAGTGCACAACACCGGTGTCCTTACCAGCAGCCAGACGCAGCTGGTGTGCTTGATTGGCATACTTGAAATCCAAGGCACGCTCGACGTGATCAACAATGGCCTTGGCTACCGCCAGCAGATCAGCGGCGTCGTTCTTGAGCTGGAATAGCGACTCGCTGGATTGCTTGGCGAGTTTGCTGGCAGGGATAGCGAGAACTAGGTCGGGGGCTGGGCGCGTCATATCGCACTCCCCGCAGTGAAGCGCTCTGATGTGCTCTTGCGCAGGCTGTCGACCTCAAAGGCCTCGACATCCTCGACGCGATACAAAACACGTCCCTGAAGTTTTAAAAATACCGGACCGATACCTTCAGATCTCCAGCGTTCAAGACTTGCTTCGCTGATGTCCCAACGGTCGGCCAGTTGGCTTTGGTTTAGATGTTTAATGCTCACGTTTTTGCTCCTTTCAGTGATTGCGGAAACGTGAGTGCAGTTTCGGAGTCGGCCTGTACGGGCGTCAGCTGCCGCCATGTACGGGGCGATGTACGGGCAGTGCTATCGAGGAGAATTTCGAGGTCCAGACAACAAAAAACCGCCCGAAGGCGGTTTTGCGTAATGCGGCTGGCTGGTGCTGCCTCAGCTCAACTGAAAACCATACTTCCCCTTCTCTGGGTTGGCGATGTAATCTTTCCATTCATCGTTGCCACTGAAGAGACTTTGCATCCGGACACTCTTACCCGACTGCTTGTCCGGGAAGGCAGCGGCGAGAATTTCGCCCGCATCAACAAGCCAGCGGTCATTGCAGGCTTGTTGGTACATGTATTTGACGGCGGCAGCATGGCGCTGCCCCTTGATGTGCCACGGCTTCTTCTTGCTGCGGATCGTCAGCACGTTGCTGTATTCGTCGAAGTGAACTGGCAATTGCGGTCGCAACGCTCCATCGGCCGGTGTGGCCAAAACCCGGTGCAAGAGGTTTATGTCAAGACATGGTTCAGCGACGTAATCGACGATCACATCGCGCAGGCTGGCAAATCGATAGTTCCGTGGTGGCCGAACAAAGTCAGGAAGCGCCGCGTTCGATGACAGAATCAATCCCTGATCTGGAAGCGTCGGCGCAAGAAAGTGACGGAACACCTCGTCGACCGACTGGGTAAGCCCACGAGCCAGCCAGACGTCAGTGTGGGCTGTGCCAATCCGCGCTTTGCCAAGATGCCAGAGCGATCCGTCGAGCAGTGGTGATGCGATTCCCTTGCGCAGCGCCTGGGGTATTTCGAGAAGTTCGGCAATGACATTGAGTAGCTTGGTGGCGTGGATGGCGTAGACCGCGACCGCATCGGCTGGGACGTATTTCAAACGAAATGTTTCTGGGCAGCGGTACCCGTAGCGCGCCGGATTGGCATCATCGAGAAGTTCAACGGCGATCCGTTCATCGCCATGATGTGCCAGATAGTGACCGGCATACCCGACGCGCTCGGTCCATGCCGCCAACTGGTCCGGCGGCATGGACGTCATGCGTGCGAGGTCCCAACCCGGTACGCCATGCAGACGCTGACCCTCGCCATCGATGATGGACTGGCGAGACCGCTCGAACAGGCTGATCAGTTCAAGCAGCGAGTGCGTCGACAGGCATTTGAGCGACATCGCCGATCTCCTTCACCAGATTCCATTTGGCAAGCAACCGGTCGCACAGCACCCGATCCTTTTCGCGCTTGGTTTTGATATTGCATTTGTTGTCATCGCGCAGAATGACGCTGATGATTCGTGCACGTTCCTTGCCCACTTTTTTAAGGCGAATGGATAACTTGGCGTAAGTCAGATGGTGATGGCGGAAATCGAATATCGGATTGATGAGAGACTTGGCCGCCATATAGATATCGTCAGCATCTTTGGTGCTAATCTTGACCAGCAACGACTGGTAATTGGAGCATGTATAGCCAAGCTCAGTCACCTTGACCGATGCGACGTTTTCTCCGGAAATGTCAAAATTGCGCAGCGCAGCGAGGCATTGGTAGTCATATTGTTTGAGTGCTATTTTTTCGCCAGAAATGGGGGATTTCAGCAGGGAGTCCGCCACGATGCGTGCCAGAGCTTCGCGACCATCGGTGTTCTTTGACAGAACCTCGAGGTGTCCATTGGCGGGCTCGTAGGTGATGTGGGATGACACCGCACGGATTACTTCCTGTGGCACCAGTTCACTGGCCTGCACACAGTCGATGATTTCTGGCGGGCGATTGTGATGGACACTGATCTGGTAGAGGTCAACGTCTTCGCCAGTCTGGGTGTCGGGGCGTAGACGCTTGAATATCTGGATGGCGACCGCATCCTTGGCGCACCCCAATTGCTGAGCGACGCTATTGTGAAAGTCGTCTTTGGCGTCTGCATCGGTCAGCACCGCAAGCGCTATGGGGGCGACAAACCCGGAGTAACAGGATGCGCTTTGGCGGAACACGTCGGCCTGGCGCGCATCAAGCGCTTCCTTGAAGATGTCTGGTTCATTCGTATACAGCCAGAGTGCGCGCTCGAACTGATTACGCAATAAATCGAATGCTTCCCGATCATCATCGCTGAAAATACTGTCGCGGAAACCGTCAACCACATCCTGGCCCGGACCATCTGAGAGCAGGACAATCCGTTCGGCGACTTCCTCAATCTTCTGCCGCTGGGCAAAATCGATCGCCGTGAGTGCGGCCTCCATTGGCTCGCGCTGCTCCTTCTTCAATTTCTTTACATCCAGCGGTGGCATGCCGAGTGCAAACTCATTCACCATGAAATCACGGAATATGGCGGGCGGCAGGTGGCCCAGGAGTTTGCTCAAATTTTCTGCATCATTCATCTACTTCCCCTTTACAAGTTGGTGATCAGGTTCACAGCAGCCGGAGACGTCCCTGTTTATTATTGGGGGTGTGTAGACCGAATGCGTTCGGCGTACCGAACGATTAGGATTATTTCGAAGTCCTTAGGGTTTGTCAAGCAGTTACGCTTTTGTTCGGTGTAATGGTATATTGTCGATTGCCACCAATAAAATAGGAGACGCCCGTGCCATCCCCTTTGGGTGAAAAGATTCGCGCACTGCGCAAACAAAAAAAATTGAGCCTGGAACAACTGGCCGAACTGACTGAATCCAGTAAGAGCTACATGTGGGAGTTGGAGAACAAAGACGACCCCAAACCCTCCGCTGAAAAAATCGGAAAAATTGCCGCCGTACTGGAGGTCACTACCGAGTTTCTGTTGAACAACACGGTTGAGACGCCCACTGAGCAGGTGATCGACGAGGCATTTTTCCGGAAGTACAAGAAGATGCCAGATGACACCAAGAAGCGACTCCGGAAAATCCTCGAAGCCTGGGATGACGACGAGTGAGCGATTCAAAGAAGCCGACAGTGGAGGCAAATCGCCTGTCCAAGATGCTGAATCAGGTGCTTGGCGAGGAGCGCTTTCCAGTCAAAGTTGAAGAACTGGCGCTGGAATATTCGACGCAATGCTTTCCCAACTCTCCAATCGCGAAGATTGTGGGTGAGGATCTGCCGGGTTTTGAGGGCTTGCTCAAGTCCAACAAGGATCAGTCCAAGTGGTTGATCGTCTATAACTCATCGGTTGCTTCTCCCGGGCGCAGGCGATTTACGCTCGCACACGAGTTTGGCCACTACCTGCTGCATCGTCAGCTGCAGCCTCAATTTGCGTGCAGCCAGCAGGATATGGAAGACTGGGATGCTGAAGAACGCCAGATCGAGGTTGAGGCGGATGTGTTTGCATCTTTTCTGCTGATGCCGCTGGATGATTTTCGCAAACAGGTAGCGGGGCAGGCGATTTCGTTTGACCTCCTGAGCCACTGCGCGAATCGCTATGGGGTGTCGCTCACAGCAGCTGCGCTGAAGTGGATCGAAATCGCCGACAAGCGAGCGGTCGTCGTAGCGTCGCGCGACGATCACTTGTTGTGGGCGCGGTCAAATCAAGCTGCATTCAAGTCGGGGGCATTCTTTGCCACCCGTAAAAATACGATTGCTGTGCCCCGCGTATCGCTGGCACACAGTAAAAATTGCATTGCCACCTGCCAGGCAGCGTCAACTCGGGCACAGGTGTGGTTCCCAAGGGAGCCAGGCAGCATGCCATTGACCGAGATGACCATGGTGTCTGACCAGTATGACTACACGCTCACGCTATTACTGATGCCCGATGCTGAATGGCGCGCTCCGCAACATGAAGACGAAGAGCCGGAAGAAGATACCTTCGACCGCTTTATCCGCAACGGCCAATACCCGGTGCGGTAACCCATGGCGACTCACGCATGACCACCCTGAAATGGCAGTTCTCCGCACGCTTTCGGCGCAATGCCTTCGGCTGGAAATCCGACACGCCTATTCAGCGCATTAAAGAGGCCCTTTCTGAAATAAAACTGGTTGCCAAAAAAGACCCAGTGCTCGCTGCGCAGGGTGCTGTGACTCTGCTGGAAAAACTGTCGCCAGCACTGGAGCAGGTCGACAGTTCATCTGGCGCTTTGGGTTCGGCGGTGAATCGCGCCATTGATGCATTGGTGCCGATCATCGCTAAACCAGAGGTGGACCGCCCAATTCGGCAACGGTGGCTTGAGCGTTTGTGGGAAGCGGTCCAAGAAGATGGCATCTCTTACATCGAGATTCTGGGTGACTCATGGGGTGAGCTGTGCGCGACGACTGAACTGGCGTCACAGTGGGCGGATGAATTCTTACCTTTGGTCGAGCGTACTTGGAGCCCAACAGCATCCGGCCACGGATTTTTCAAGGGCACCACTGCCTGCCTTGCCGCACTCTATGCGGCGGGGCGCCATGAAGAATTGCTGCTGTTACTCGACAAGGCACCATTCAAGTGGTGGCATGACCGGCGCTGGGGTGTAAAAGCGCTGGCGGTAATGGGCAGGAAATCCGAGGCCATTCGATATGCTGAAGCGTCACGCGGGCTCAATGACCCCAGCTGGCAAGTCGCTCAAGCCTGTGAAGCCATTCTTTTGTCATCCGGCATGTTCGAGGAGGCCTACAACCGTTATGCGGTGGAGGCCAACCAGAGCACCACGAACCTCGCCACCTTTCGCGCGATCGCAAAAAAATATCCAAACAAACCAGCGCGCGATATTCTGCGTGACTTGATCGCCAGTCAGCCTGGCGCCGAAGGCAAATGGTTTGCAGCCGCCAAAGATGCCGGACTGTTCGATATGGCGATTGACTTGGCATCAAATAGTCCGACCGACCCACGTACCCTAGCGCGCGCTGCCAGAGACTATGGCAAGGATCAGCCCAACTTCGCCATAGCATCAGGGTTGGCCGCACTGCGCTGGATTTCTCAGGGGCATGGTTACGAAATCACTGGCGTTGATGTGCTTGATGCGTACACGGCTTTGATACAGGCCGCGCATGGGGCCGGGATCAATGACGGCAAGATCGTAGAGCAGATCCGCAAAATGACATCGGGTTCACAACCCGGCAATCAGTTCCTGAAAACGATTCTCGCTCGCCATTTATCGTCGTGAATAAGCATCCGTTTTTGCAGTAGCCCGTAGCACTCCGCACGCGCACGAAACTCCCTCATGGCATTGTGTGCCTTCTGAAATCAAACTATGCAATCGAGCAAGTTTGATATTCAGGAGCGATAAGCAATGTGCCAAATCAACCATCTACCACCCGACCGGATGACGCCCGAACAGCGTGTGTCCGAGGTCTCTCTCCTGCTGGCTGCGGCTTTGACGCGACTACGTTCGGGCAAGTTTACGCAGTCCGCAGATATCTCGAAAAAGAGCGCGATTTCACTTGGCTTTTCTGCCAACCAGAGCGTTCATACAGACCCCGCCTACAAGGTAAATACGGAGTCATGATGAATGCACGAACCCAAACTTCCCCCAAGCAACTTTCGGTGATATCGCAAATTGCGCAGTTACCCGAATTGCCCATGCCTGAGATTAAAAAAATCTGGCTGCGACTGTTCCATGACATCACGCCTACCCATAACCGACAGTTCCTTGAGCGCCGTATAGCCTTCAAGCTACAGGAAATTGAATTCAGAAAAGAAAACCGCGCGCTCATGGATCGCAATCAAAAGCGGATTGCGGCGCTGATCAGTAATGGAAAGATGCAATTGCGCGAGCGTGACTGCCCGCCAGTGCCTGGCACGGTCCTCTCGCGCGAATATCAAAACATCTTCTACCAGGTGGTTGCAACGGCCGACGGTCAGTATGAATTTCAAGGTCGCGTGTTTAAAAGCCTCTCCGTAATTGCCCGCGAAATCACTGGCACACGTTGGTCTGGACCTTTGTTTTTTGGGCTACGCGACAGGGCTAAGCCGAAAGCGAATGCCAGAGCCAGAGCAACGGCCAACGCCAATGCAAAAACAGGAGGCCTGGCATGAGCGACATTCTTAAACGCCGGCTACGCTGCGCGGTCTACACGCGAAAATCTTCTGAGGAAGGTCTCGACCAAGAATACAACTCCATCGATGCTCAGCGCGATGCGGGCCACGCCTACATCGCCAGCCAGCGCGCCGAGGGCTGGATTCCGGTGGGTGACGACTACGACGATCCGGCATTTTCTGGTGGCAATATGGCGCGCCCGGCATTGAAGCGGCTGATGGCTGACATTGAGGAAGGCAAGATTGATACGGTGGTGGTGTACAAGATCGACCGCCTGACGCGCAGCCTTGCAGACTTTTCCAAGATGGTTGAAGTCTTTGAGCGATTGGGGGTGTCCTTTGTGGCAGTTACCCAGCAATTCAACACCACGACCTCGATGGGTCGGTTGATGCTGAACGTGCTTTTGTCTTTTGCCCAGTTCGAGCGCGAGGTTACCGGCGAGCGTATCCGCGACAAGATCACCGCCAGCAAGAAAAAAGGCATGTGGATGGGCGGCATACCGCCATTGGGCTATGACGTCGCCAACCGCCGACTGGTGATCAATGACAAAGAAGCAAAACTCATCCGCCACATCTTCACACGATTTGTGGAACTTGGCTCTGGCACCTTGCTGGTCAAGGAGTTGCGGCTGGACTGCGTGACGTCGAAGGCATGGACTACCCAAGATGGCAAGGTCCGCGACGGCAAGCCGATCGACAAGAGCCTGATCTACAAGTTGCTCAATAACCGGACCTACTTGGGCGAGTTGCGGCATAAAGAGCTGTGGTACCAGGCAGAGCATCCGTCCATCGTCGATCAGAAATTGTGGGACGATGTCCATGCCATCCTGGCCACCAATGGTCGCACACGTGGCAATGCCACCAGAGCGACGGTGCCATTTCTGCTCAAAGGCATTGTGTTCGGCAATGACGGCCGTGCCTTGTCGCCATGGAGCACCACCAAGAAGAAAAATGGTCGGCAGTACCGGTATTACATTCCGCAGCGCGATGCCAAAGAGTTCGCTGGCGCATCCGGCTTGCCGCGTTTGCCGGCGGCCGAGCTTGAATCGGCGGTCCTCAACCAGCTGCGCAGCCTGATGCGGGCACCAGACATTCTGCGAGGTGTGATTGCCAAGGCCATCGCGTTTGACGCGTCGATTGACGAAGCCAAGGTTACCGTCGCCATGCTGAAACTAGATCAGATTTGGGATCAACTTTTCCCGCCCGAGCAAACTCGCATCATCAAATTAATGGTCGAAAAGGTGATCGTCTCGCCGAACGATATTGAGCTACGCCTGCGCGCCAACGGCATCGAGCGCTTGGTCTTGGAACTTCGCCAGCCAGCAGTTGAGGGGATGGGGGTCGCAGCATGAACGAAATCCTGATCAAAACCACGGGTGCCGCCGGGGTCATTCCTGCCAGTGATGGTCGCTTGACACTGATCGTCCCGATTCAAATAAAACGCCGCAGCGGGCGCAAATTCGTGACGCTGCCCAATGGGGAAGCGGCCACACCGCGTCCATGGGGCACGGCCCCCACACCGCTACAGATGGCACTCGCGCGAGGCCACCGTTGGCTCGCCATGCTGGAGTCCGGCGAGGTCAAATCCTTGAAGGAGATCGCAGCGGTGGAGGGTGTCGACAACAGCTATGTGAGCCGGATGGTGAATCTCACCACCTTGGCACCCGATATCGTTGCAGCCATCCTCGCGGACAACTTGCCAGACCACATCACATTGTTCGAACTGGCGGTTGATCCGCCGGCGCTTTGGGATGCGCAGCGGGAGCGGCTGACCAGTCCTGTCACAGCCAAATAAGCAGGCAGCTATGTAGAATTTTTGGGCTTACTCCGTGATCTCGTTCAGCGCCCGGCGGCGCTCGCGATTTGCGCCTGTCGATTGGCCTCATTTTGGATGACACGACACTGGTCAATGATGTCGGTAAAGCTGGGCTGGTTAAGCGCAAGCAGGCCATCTTCGAGCATCGCGGTGTAATCTTGCTCCAGAGCGGCCAATGATTCACCGGTTGGGATGAGTTGCAATTGACCACTGGTCGCTGCGAAATAATCGATCTTTGTGCCCGCCGCATTTTTCTCTACAAAGAACACCGACTTGTGTTCCGCCACCGCTTTGGCTAGATCGGGGTTGGCACAGGCAGCAGCAAAATGTGCTGTTTTTGCGATAGCCGCCAAGTCATACCAGTGGCGCGAGTAGCGCTCGCCTCGCAATCGGCCTTGCAGGCAATACACATGCGCCGCTGTGGCTTTTTCCCAGAAGGTACGCTCGGCCGCCATCACCAGTGGCTGCGCTGTCGGAAAGATCACGCCCTCTATTTCCGGTGCAATGTCGCAGGTCACCGGCCGAACCTGGTTTGGCTCACCCGTGGCGCGCGCACCAAACTCCAGTTGGATCGTTGGGGAGGAATAGCCTGTCCCGGTTTTGACCGCTGGATACGCCAGAACTAATTTGTCGCTTTCTTTGCCTGCCAAAGTCAGAGTGGCTTCAAGGCCAGCCTTCGCCATCGCGGCCTCAATGACCGGCCTTACCGTGGTCTCAATCCAGGCGGGCAAGCGATGACGTACCGCGCTGCTGATCTTTTTCTCTTGGCTGGATGAAGCAGGGATGGGGTTTCCTTGTTGCAAAAGGTCGGCCGCCAGTTCGCGGATGTCGTAGGTGAGATCCACATCCTCGGAAAATCGATCAATGATGTGATAAACCTTGGATAGCGACGTTCCGCCCTTGAAGGTGAGTTTACTGGCCAACGTTGATTCGTAGATGGCGGATAGCGCCCACACGACCCAAATATCCTTTTCGAGCAAGTGCGCTGGCCGCCCGATTCGGGCAGCCGCATATTCCAAGGCTTCAGCCTGATCGTCCCGGCTGAGAGAGAACCATGACTCAGCCATGCGTCATGCCTTCGCTGACCACTTTAGCCATCCAGCTCGGCAACATGGCTCGCGCACTGCGCACAGCCTCCCATTCAGGTTCGGACAGTTTTATGCGGAGTTGTTTGAGCGCCGCTGGTGCTGCCTCAGGACCCAGCCAATAGAGCGCACGAATCGCCATGCCTGCCGGACGTTTGCCCAGCAATAATTGCCAGCGATTGCCGTGCTTGAGCTCAATGCAACGATTACCCAGTTGCAGTTTGCGGGATGGGCCGGAGGTAAAAAACACTTCGCGCGTCGGCACCTGAGTGGTCAAGCCCAGTGCATTGGCTTCAGCCGCACCATTGGCCACGACCGTTTCTCCACCACTCGCTTCAATAGCCAGCATCACTGACTCAGTGGAGGGGGGGCGAGCGCCGAATCGACCTTGGTAAGGTGCGACGTAGGCACCACGACTCACGCGCATCAATTGGCCTTCCTGAGCCAATCGTGACAGGGTTTTGTCCACGGCAGCGCGCGAACCCAGATGCAGAAATTCTTTGGGCGACAGCAAGCCACCCTCGGGCATGGTGCGGGCGGCAGACAAAATATTTTCGGCAAGATGGCTCATGGTGGCAACTCCTTTGTCAGAAGTATATGCCATTATCTGACAAATCGCAAATTAGATGGACGGTTTAAAGGTGTGAGCGCAGGTAGGAGTTCCCTCCGCTGACCAATGCTGAAATAAAACTTGATTGATTCGTCCGCGCGCAAACCCTTTGTTTATGAGGGTCCACGAATTTCCTTTGCGGACTTTGAGCCTTTTCGGCGCGCAAACAGAACAGAGACTATTGGGGTGGAGAGAGCAGAAAGTGGTCTAAAACAGGTCGGATGGTCGACTGGCAAAGTCCGCAGGTTTCCGCACGAACCCCCGCGTGTTTGCGGGATTCCGCAAAGAAAATGCCCAACGGAGAACCGTTGGGCATCAATTTTTGGTGG